TTTGTATCAACAGGAAGTGGTAATAAATATGTTATTGATGGAACACAGCAACCAACATTATCATTAACAAGAGGAAATACATATGTCTTTGATTGGTCTGGTGCAACAAGTCATCCATTAAGGTTTTCAACAACACCTGATGGCACTCATAATAGTGGTTCAGAATACACCACAGGTGTTACAAAAGATGATGGTGCATATAAAACAACTATTGTTGTCAGTGGCGATGCACCAGATAATTTATATTATTATTGTCAAGTACATTCTGGAATGGGTGGTGCTATAAATGTATCATTTACACCATCTGTAACATTAGAAGCAAGTATTACAGAAGTTGGTGTGGCTGGAACAGGTGCAGTTGAGCCATTCGGTGTATCAGGCAATGGTAACGTCCAAATCAATGTAACTGGAACTTCAGGAGTAGCTGGAACAGGTGTAGCTGGAGCAGAGATACCATCTTCTCAAGTCGTGGCAACAGGAGTAGCTGGAACAGGAGGCACAGGTGCTGAAAGTGTTGAATCAGATGCTGTTTTTGATGAAACAGGAGTAGCTGGAACAGGAGCGATCGGAACAGAGATACCATTTGCATCTATTGATGAAACAGGAGTAGCTGGAACAGGTGCAATAGGAACAGAAATCCCAGAGGCATCTATAACTGAAACAGGAGTAGCTGGAACAGGTGCAATAGGAACAGAAAGCATTGAAGCAGATGCTACTATAACCGAGACAGGAGTTGCAGGAACAGGTGCTATTGGTAATTATAATACATTTTCTGGAACTGATGTTGGTGTTACAGGAGTAGCTGGAACAGGTGCAATAGGAACAGAAGTTCCACAAGCATCTATAACCGAGACAGGAGTTGCAGGAACAGGTGCTGTCGGAACAGAGATACCATTTGCATCTATAACCGAGACAGGAGTTGCAGGAACAGGAGCAATAGGAACAGAAAGTATAATTGTTGATTGCACTATAACCGAGACAGGAGTTGCTGGAACAGGTGCAATAGGAACAGAAGTTCCACAAGCATCTATAACCGAGACAGGAGTTGCAGGAACAGGTGCAATAGGAACAGAATCAATCGAACTTAATGTAAATGAAACAGGAGTTGCAGGAACAGGAGCAGTGGAAGGATTTGGTGTTTCTGGTAATGGCAATGTACAAATTAATGTAACTGGAACATCTGGTGTCTCAGGAACAGGTGATGTTGGAAATGAAGTATCATCTTCACAAGTTATAGAGACAGGAGTTGCAGGCACAGGAGCAACAGGAACTGAAAGTGTAACTGTAAACCAAGAGTGGGGAAGTGGCACTTGGGGTGATGGAACATGGGGAAATTAAAATGAACTTTACACAATTAAAAACTAATATACAAAATTTTATAGAAGATGACTCAACTGAGCTGGATACATCTATACCAGAAATAATAAAACAAGCTGAGAGCATGATATTTGCAAGATTGCCTAATTTGCCATGTTATAGGCAAACAAATACTGGTAATTTTTCTATTGGCACTGCTACAATAAATGTTGCGAATGCAAGAATGGTTAGGCAGGTCCAAATAACCACATCATCAAGTAATGTTGTTTATTTAAAACATAGAACAGACAGTTATATAAAAGATTTTAGACCTAATGTTACAACACAAGGAGAACCAGAATTTTATGCAACAAAAAAAGCTACAACTTCTGGAATACAAGTGTTGGTAAGTCCTGTGCCATCTGCAACTTTGGCATATGAGATTGATTTTATAGGTTTAGAAACAGGATTATCTGACAGCAATGCAAACAGCTGGATAGGTGATAACGCAGAACAAGTTCTGTTGTCTGCTGCTTTATATGAAACTTCTACTTTTCTTAAAGCACCAGATACAGTAAACTTGTACAAAGGACAGTTTGATGAAGCAATAGGATTGTTTCAGCAAGAAATGGTCAGAAACTATGCGAGTGAATACGAAGGAGGCATTTAATGGCAATTACACAAGCAATGTGCACCAGTTTTAAATCTGAGATTCTTCAAGAAGGTCATCAGTTGGCAACTGACACAATAAAATTAGCATTGTTTACAAGCAGTGCAAGTCTAGGAGCAGGAACTACAGCTTATTCAACCAGTAACGAAGTGTCTGGAACTGGATATACAGCAGGTGGTGTTACTTTAACAAGTACAACTGTTTCAACATCAGGAACTACAGCTTTTTTTGATGCAGCAGACCCAGAGTTTACAAGTGCATCATTTACTGCTAGAGGAGCATTAATATATAATTCATCTAACAGTGATAAAGCTATTGCAGTTTTAGATTTTGGTGGTGATTTTACAGTGTCATCAGGAACTTTTAAGATAGTTTTTCCAGCAGCAGGAACAAATGCGATTATAAGGATTGACTAATGGCAACCTATGTAAATAATTTAAGACTCAAAGAGATTGCCACAGGTGCTGAATCTGGCACTTGGGGAACTTCCACGAATACTAATCTTGAATTAATTGGTGAAGCACTAGGTTTTGGCACTGAGGCAATAACGACTAATGCTGATACACATGCCACAACAGTCGCAGATGGATCTTCTGATGCTGGCAGAGCAATGTATCTTAAATATACTGGTACATTAGATTCAGCATGTACTATTACTATAACACCAAACAGCATGAAAAGAGTTCACATCATTGAAAATGCTACAAGTGGATCTCAAAACATAATAATTAAACAAGCATCAAGTGGTGGTGGTGATATGGTGACCATTGCTCCAGGAACAGCTAAAGTTATTTACTTAGATGGTGGCAGTGGAAGTGCAACAGTGCAAGAAGCATTTGCTCACCTTGCAGTTCCAGATCTAACTGTTGAGGATGATTTAATTGTTGCTGATGATTTGCTTTTAAATTCTGATAGTTCAATAATAAGTATGGGTGCTGGTGCTGATGCCACACTTACACATGATGGCACAACAGGATTAACTATTGCAGCAACACCTATATCTATTGACTCAACTGGTGAACTTCATCTTAATTCAACAACTGGTGATATTAAATTACAAGATGGTGGAACTGACCAACTTGCTTTTGATTTAGACGGCACTGCTGGTGAAGTTATAATGAAGCCAATGGTTGATTCAGATGATTTGGTAATTCAACAATACGATGGCACAGAAGTAATTAGAGTTGAAGATGATGCTAGTCTTGGATTGGTTGGCAATAAATTAAATATTGCTAATTCATCAAGTGATGTTGTGATAAAACCATTAACAGATGCAAAAGACATTATTTTCCAACAATATGACGGCACTGCAGTCATGACAGTAGAAGATAATGTTTCATTGGCTATTAATAATGATGTTACTGTTGCAGGAAGAGGTGTTGGCAATCAAGAAACAGATAATGATGGGGATTTTGATTTATCAACTGCTAATTTTTTTAAATGTACACCATCTGGCAACATCACATTAACATTTAGCAATCCTGCAGAAGGACAATCTGGAACAGTTATGTTAATAAATAGTGGTGGTCATACCATATCAGCACATGCAAGTGTGGCTATTAATGCAGATATATTAACAGCATTAACAACTGCAGGAACATATATGCTTAATTATTATTGTTCTGCTGCAAGTGGTGATAATACAATATTAGTAGGAGCAACTGGGGCATTAACATAAAATGAGTATACTTCCAGCATTAGGGATAGGTGACGAAAGCACTGGGTTTTATAATGATGTGGCAACACAATCATTAAGAACTACACATGGAGACTCAAATTATTTTTATTACACTCCAAGTGCAGGTGATAGATTTACTGGCTCTTTTAGTATGTGGCTAAAAGGAGAACAACTTAGCAACACAGCATATGGAAGATATGTATTTCAAAATTATGGTGGTGGAAGTGAGTCACAATTTAGTTTTATTCAAATCAATAACACTGGCAACATGGCTTTTGGTGGATATGGTGTAAATTATTTTGCCAGCAATGCTTTTTTACAAGATGAAACTAATTGGTACAATTTACTATGGACTTGGGACACTACAAATGGCACACAAAATAAAAGACAAAGAGGATATGTTAATGGTGTTGAATTAACATCTATGGGTAGTGGTACAAGAAGTGGTGTTCGTCAAGAATTAGGTTATGGTGGTAATTTTCAACACAATTTTATGGCTAATTATTATCCTCCAGGAGGAGGTTCAGACAGTTATGTGGCAGGTCATACTGCTTACACCTGTTATATTAATGGTTTGGCTTTAGATCCGACAGCTTTTGGTGAAGATAAAAATGGAGTTTGGATTCCGAAAGATTATGAAACCAAACCATCTCAAATTGCACAAGGCACAGGAACAGCTATTGGTGATTTAACAGGTCAAGGTGGATTAGCAGGTGCTTTTAATGGCACAAGATTTCAAGCATATGCTAGTGGTGCAGCAACAACTGGCAGTCAAGCTACAGGTTACATAGGTAAAAATTGGGGAAGTTCTAAAACAATAACAGGTTTTATTTTGTATTCTCCAACTAATTTTGGATTTGTTGGCAGTGGTGGAAGTACATTTACAGTTAAACTTTATGGTAAAAATGGAGCACCATCTAGTGCTACAGATGGAACTCTTTTATTTACTTCTTCATCTGTAAATGACAATCTAATAAGCACGAATGGTGAAAGAGGTGCAATTAAATATTTTGCAGATACTACTATTACATCTGAAGAAACTATTAGCAGTTTTACAACAACAGCTTTCACTTATCATTGGGTTGTGATAACACCAAATACATCTGAATCTGTACATGTTGGTCAGATAGAATTTTATGAAGATGGCAATACTCATTTTGGCACTGGTGGATTTAGATTAGATTTTAATGCATCTGATTTAAACACAACTGGTAGTTCAAGAACAGACCCATATGGTTCTGGAACAGACCAACCTAATAATACAATTGCAGATGCATCTGGTTCTGGCAATCATTTAACAAAAACAACAAATATTTTATCAACTGATTTTGTATTAGATAGTCCTGAAAATAGTTTCTGTGTTTTAAATGCTGGAGGAAAACAAAGTGCGTCTGCACTGTCAGAAGGTAATTTAAAAGCAATAATCACAAGTGGTAGTAATAGTGGGAGGACACCTGCAACTTTTGCTGTTAATAGTGGAAAATGGTATTGGGAAGTAAGACAAAGCAGTTCAAATAGATTTGCAATGGGTGTATTTGATACTGAAAAATATATTATGGCAAATGAAGATGGTGGTGTTGACCAATATGAGTGGGTTCTTGTTACAAATGATAACAGTGGTGCGGCACAATTAGTCAATAATAGTAACTACACAAGTGGTTATGGAGGAACTGTAGCAGACGGACATGTTGTAATGGTTGCTCTTGATGTAGATAATGGTGCTATATGGTTTGGTAAACAAGGCAGTTGGTTTAATAAAGGAACAAGTGATAATTCTGCTACAGTTAAAGCACAGATAGAAGC